GTCGAACGTGAAGCGATTCTCGTGCTTGCCGTTCGCGGGGCTCTTGGGCGAGACCAGCGTGCCCGTGAAGAACACGTCAGGCCCGGCCGGGTCGCGCATGAAATCCGGCGCCGGGAACTGCGGGATCGTGCCGCCGAGCTGGAAGTTCCCGCCGCGGACGAAGTTGCCGCGCCCGCCCTCGAACTCGTGCAGGCGCGCGACGAAGGGGAAGCGGTAGGCGCCGTCGATCTTCTGGATCATCTCGCCGGTCGGGTAGGCGATGCCCAGGTGGACGTGGGCGCTCGTGAAGGCGAAGTGATCGGCCGGCGCGGAGAGGTTCGTCGCGCCCTGCACCCACCAGCCTTGCGTCTCCTGGTAGACGGTCGCGTAGGGCGTCTCCGGCGGCGGGCCCGCGTCGGGCGGCCAGCCGAAGCAGAGCATCAGAGCCCCGCTCCCTTCAGCCCCAGAGAGCCGGGAGCGGCCGTGAGCTCGAAGTGCCTCCTCCCGCAGGTCTTGCAGACGCGGACGACGAGGTCGGGCGCCAGCCTCTTCTCTTCGAGGTTCTGCGGCTTCGAGCAGCAAGGGGGCTTCGCGCTCATGCCAGCGTGAAGATCGTCCCGGTCGTCGCCGAGTTGTTGAACTTGACCGAGAAGGTCTCGCCGTCCTGGAGCGTCAGCCCGGAGCCGTAGTCCCACCAGGAGACGAGCGGATCGGCGGGCGAGGTCTGCGTGTCGTTGTAGAGAACGACGTAGCGGAAGGGGCCGATCGTGCCGCCCGAGGCAGTGAAGACGACCATCGTGCCCGTGGCCGTGCCCGTGCCGGAAGCCTCGGCCCACGTCAGCGAGGCCGAGGAGCCGCCTGCGGAGTAGCCGTTGCCGGCGCCGATCTCGGTCAGGTCGGCCTTGACCGCGTTCGAGGCCGTCGGCGCCGGCGAGTTGACGAGCATGATCTTGTACGTGTGCGTGCCGAGCGTGTGCTTCGCCTGGCCGAGCTGGTCGACGAAGTCGTTGAACTTGTTGTAGCCCGCCATCTAGCGGTACTCCTTGCCGCGCAGGCGGCGGCGGGCCCGAAGGACCGCCACCGCCGAGCGCAGACGTCCGATCACGCCTTCTCCGTGAGAGGCCGGCCGTCGGGGCCGTACTCCTTCGCGTCGGGCGGGGTGTGCTCGCCGGCCCCCGCGGCGAGCACCTGGGCGATGGGCGTGTCCGGCTTGCCGGCCCTGACGGGCGGGTCGTCGCTCTTGGCGTCCATCGCGTTGGGAAGGGGAGACTTGTCGGCCTCGGCCGGCGTGACCTCCGTGACCGACTGCACGGCGGCCACGGCGACGTCGTCGCCCTTCTTGATCTTGGACTCTGCCATTCCTCTGCTCCTCCTTCCTACGTCGCCGAGTGCTGCAGGACGATGGCCGCGGCGGCGTTGCGGATACGCCCGTCCACGCGCTCGAATCCGCGGAAGCCGACCTGGCCGTTGTTCGAGTAGAGCTCGTTCTGGCGCTGAAGGCTGAAGCCGTTCACGCGCCGGATCAGGTACGCCTGGCGGATGTCGCCGAAGACCCCCGACTTGGCGCTCGCCGCCGGGGCGGCGAAGTCGGGCGAGGAGTAGACGGGGTAGCCCATGAAGGTGTCCGCCTGCCCCTGCGCCACGTTGACCGCCCACAGCGGGCGCGACTGGCCGTCGACCATCGTGTACAGACCCTTCACGTCGCCGTCGGCGAAGACCCACTGGGCGTTTCGCCGGTACTGCTGCGGCAGCGCGAAGATGAAGTTCCCGAGCGCCGAGTACGTGAAGGCGCTCACGTTCCCGGTCGCCGCCTGCGAGACGGTGACGCCGTTGCCGGTCGTGGCGATGCCGAGCGGCTTGCCCGTGCCGTCGCCGACGGCGAAGGCCGTCTCCTCGAGGACGCCGATCGAGGAGCCGAGCTCCTGCGCCAGATAGCCCTCGAGGTTGAAGGCCGAGTCCGTCAGGAGCTCCTCGGAGACGATGACGGTGCGGCCCGCCTTGAAGGCGCCGAGGCTGATCTGCCCGAACGTCTCGTCGGAGGCGGTGTAGGCGGCGTTCTCTGCCGTCCACGTCGCCACGCCGTGCGCGGAGACGGACGGGACCTGAAGCGTCTCGCCCGAGTCCGTGACGATCTCCTCCGCGAGCTGGTTGAGCGGCCCCATGAAGCGGAGGATGTTGATGATCTCGTTGCGGAACGAGGTCGGGACGAGGTTGAGCCCGGCGCCGGCCGTGGCCTTCGAGAGCACGCGGTGCTCCTCGATGTCGAGCTCGGAGAGGCGGGCGACCGACATCGAGTGGTACCAGGCCGCCCTGAACTCGGGCGTGTCCTGCACGCGCTCGCCGACGGCCTTGGCGCGGTACTCCGCCAGCGTCGTCGGTACCTCGTCCTCGTCGATCTTGAAGTCGACGGGCGCCTCGAGCGCCTTCTTGACCGCCTTCTCCTGGTCGTAGAGCTCTTCGGCCCGCTGCCAGCGCTCGGTCAGCGACCGGAACTCCCCTTCCAGCTTGTCGTACTCCTCCCGCTCCTCGGCGGTGAAGTCGCGACTCTCTCCCTCGGCGACGGCGAAGCGGTCCTGCATCTCCTTGAGGACATGCGCCCGCTGCTCCTTGAGGGAGGTGATGTCGTCACGTCGGATCGACATCTTCGACACCTCCTGTCTCGTGGATGAGCAACTGCAAGCGCCGCTTCCGCTGCTCCAGCGAGGAATGCTCGCCAGCCCGGGAATCGCTGCGCGACTCTTCCGCCTCCGTCTCGGGCCCGGCGTCCTCATCGGTGCCCGAGCCGACGGAAAGATCGGCACCGATGAGCTCTTCCAGGTCCGGCGTCAGAGCCATTCCGAACGCGCGTGACCGAAGCTCGGCCTCGGTCCCCCGGTAGGTCGGGTCCCACGTCGGGGAGACGTCCAGAATCTTCTTGAAGCCTGTCAGCGTCCGAAGCAGGGTCGAGCCCCGGCGCCGAAACGATGAGTTGTCCTTGCCGGCGATGAATCCCCACGACATGCCGGGGATGTCGCCGCGGCGAACGAGCTCGCGCACGGCATCGCCGATGTAGCCCTTGGCGATCTGCGCCTGCACGCGCAGGCCTTTCGCGTCCTCCTCGAGCCGGAGCGTCCCCCCCCGCGTCGTCGCCAGAGGCGGGTGCGTCTCGAGGTGGTGGTAGAGCATCGGAACGTTGTCGCCGCTCGCGAGCGCCTTGCGAAAGGCGCCGCGCTTCACGACCTCGGCCACCTGGCCGACGCCGCGCAGCTCGAAGTAGGCCTCCTCGTCGAAGACGGCCGCGTAGCCCTCGAAGCTCGAGCCGTCGTCGGCCACGTCGGGCGAACGAACGCGCCTCGTCGACGTTGGCATAGAGCGCGCGCTGCTGCGCCTTTGCGGCCTCCTCGCTCGCGTGGCAGCCGTGCGGCGCTCCGCTGCCGGGGCCGCCGGGCTCGGGCTGCGTGTAGACGCCCCAGGGGCGCCCCGCGGGGCAGGCATCCGCCGCGGTCGCATCGCGATGTTCGACGACGAAGGGCACGTCGCCTTCGCCTATCGGCTAGGAGCTCAGGAGTTGACGGCTTCGCTGAGAGCCTGCGCGTTGGCGACGAGCTCCGGCGGCGCCTGGCCGTTCGCCGCCGCGGGCGACTGCTCCGGCTGCTCGTCGTCGCGCTCGGAGAGATTCTCGCGCTTTCGCACTTCCTGGCGCGTCATCCAGCCGTGCGCCGGATCGAGCGCTTCCTTGTAGTAGGCCGCCCGCGCCTGCGTGTCGGCGCGGAGAAAGCCCTCCTGCACGAACTCGGCGTAGAAGGAGTTCTGCTGCGGGAAGATGCCCGCGTCCTGCGAGACGGCCTTGGCGATCGAGTTGGCGATCGGCGCGACGGCGAAGGTTGCGAAGTGCGTCTTGTTCGACTCCGTCGTCGCGTAGGTGAGCGAGTCGCCGGTCGATCCGCCCAGGTAGGCCGGCGGGATCTTGAAGATGGCGGCGATCTGCGTGGCCGAGAGCTGCTTTGAGGCGACGAACTCGAGGTCGGAGAGCGGCATCGAGAGCGACTGGAAGCTCGCGCCCTCCTCGAGCACTCCGAACTGGTGCGCGTTGCCGGCGCCGCCGTAGATGGCATTCAGCGACTCGCGCAGGTTCTTCGTCGCCGTTTCCCCGATCAGGTTCGGATGCACGACGATCCCGCGCATGGTGGCGCCGCGGCCGTAGAACGTCTGCTCGAAGCGGTCGCGCGCCATCGCCGCGGCGAACTCCTGGCGGCAGACGGCGATGGGCGAGAGCCCGAGCAGGCCGTTCGTCGAGGGTCCCATGACGTGGATCATGTTCTCGGAGGTCCACTCCTTGCGGCCCCCGAGCGCCTGCGGCTTGCGGAACACCTTGCGCCCGGCGGGGCGGTCGACGAGCACTTCCATCCCGTCCGGCGGCTCGAGCCAGAGCTGGTTGACGAGCCCGTCGGGGCCGCGCTCGGTCTCGATGAAGATGTTGCCCCACAGGAGCCTGTGCAGCGCCGTCGTCGTCCAGAAGACGCTCGCCTCCGTGATCGCGTTGGGGCGGTCGTGGAGGATGCGCCAGGCGCGGTGCTGGGTCGCCTCGATCGGGTCGCCGTTCTCGTCGCTGCGGTAGACCTTCAGCGGCAGCATCCCGAGCGTCTCGGCGATGAGCGTCACGGCAGACCATACGCCCGAGAGGCCCATCGCCTTATCGACGGTGACGCGCTCGCCCGCCTGCGTCGTGCCGGCGCCGAAGGCGTTCAGGAGCTCGGGCGACGGGTTCGCGAGCGTCGAGGTCGCCCGGAACTCGGCCTCGAGAGCGTCGAGGCGCCTGCTCGTGGCGCTGCGGGGAAGGAGGCGCACGTCTGCGCTATCGGCTAGGCCGCCACGGTGACGACGCCGCGCTCGGCGTAGATCGATTCGGGAAACTCCTCCGCGTGGGCTAGCACCATCGCCGCGGCTGTGAGCGCGTCGATGACGATGCGCTTACGCTCGGCCGACTTGCGCTTCGTGCGCGGCCGGTCGAAGCGGCGCTTGTCGCCGAGGATGCGCGCAGAGGTGGCGCCCATGGCGTGCTCACGAAAGCGCGCGTCTCCTGTGTGCCAGACGGTGTGCTCGCGCAGGCCCTTCATGACGGCCTCGTAGTCCTTCGCAGCCCACTCGTTCGTCTGCGGCCGCTGCACGATCGGCACGTCGAGCGTCTTCGAGAGCCACTGTGCGATGTCCTCGGCGCGGGCCCGGTCCATGACGACGATCGAGATCGGGTTGCGCTCGTTGAGGTCGGCGAAGGCCTGCTTGACGTCGTCTACGTCGAGCATGGAGCCGTCACCGGGGGGCTCGAGGATCGTCGGCGTGCCCCAGAGGCGGAAGTCCGGCTCCTTACGCCATAGCGGCACGATCGCGGTCGTGTCCTCGAGCCAGGCGAAGTCGGCGCCGACCATGACGGGGACGCCGGCAGGGATCTCCTCCTCGCTGGCTTGCGCGTCCCAGTCGCGCTCGGGGATGGCCGCGTTCGAGCTTCGCATGGGGATGTTGCAGGTGAGGCGCAGCCAGTCCGAGCCGAAGTCGAGCGTCGGCGTGTCCAGCTTCTCGGCCAGCGTCTCGAGGGTGATCCCCGAGAAGGGATTGGCCGCCTTGACGACGGCCAGGTCGCGCGCCTGCTCGGCCTCGGGAACCATCCACTCGTGGTAGACGATGCCCTTGCCGACGGCGCGCAGGTGGCAGCCGTCGCGCGCCCGCTCCTCGGCGCGCTGGCGGATCGCCTCGCGCATGTCTTCGAACTCAGAGCCTGGCTCGCCGGCCGTCGACATCGTCCAGATCGAGGCGCCGCGCTTGCCGAGCTTGCCGCGCCAGAGCCGGTAGAGGCTCATGTCCTTGTGCCGGTGCGGCTCGTCCACGAGTGCGATCGGGTAGGGGATGACGCCGTCGCCCGTTCCCGCGTCGGCGGCGTAGACCTTGATCCCGCGGCCGCCGTTGGCGTGGTGCTTGATCTTGCGGTAGCCCTCGTAGACGCGGAAGCGCTTCTTCATCTCCCGCGAGCGCTCCACGAAGCCCCCCGCCTGCCCGAACATGATCTCGGCCTGGTCGCGCGAGGCGGCCCCGATCGGAATCCACGGACTCGGCGAGTGGTCTTCGAGGTAGAGGGCGATGCCGGCGAAGAAGGTCGTCTTCGTGTTGCCCTCGGGGATCACCGCCCAGCCCTCGCGAAAGCCGGCGAAGATGTCCCCGGCGACCAGGAGGTGGAAGTCCTCGAGCACCCAGTCGGAGCCGTCCTCGATCGTGAGCTCGTTGGCCTCCACCCACCTTTTCAGGTGTTCGACCGTGAACG